CTCGGACGGATCCTCCAACGGTTCCGCCTAGCCCACCCTTCCCTTGACAAACACAGTCTGCCACGCATACCCTAGACAGCGTTGCCGCGATCTCCCATAGAGATCGACTAGATGACAAAGGCTGACAGATGACCCGTACTCCGATGCATTGGCATGATCAATGCCAGACCGCCCGTTCGCCCGAGGCCCCTCGATGAGCCGGGATGTCCCCTTCGAACGGATCAAGAATCTGCGCTGTCACCAGGAGGTCTACGAGCGCCTCTGCGCGGGCTATCCCTGCCCCGAGGTGGCCCGCTACATCCAAGAGGACGAGGGCGAGTGCCTGGACATGGTGCGCCGGTCGCTGTCCGAGACCCTGCGCCTGTACGCTGAGCGCGAGATCGTGGGCGTCGACCTGATCGCCCCAAGGCTCCCGCACATCGTGGTCAAGGCGCAGAAGGAGTTCAACGACCGACTGGAGGATCTCCGCCGCCTGGAGCGCGCTTATGAGGCGTTGCTGTACCGCTTCGACCTGTCCCATGGTGAGGAGCGTCGCAACGGCAAGGTCAATCCCGATGTGGATCGGCAGGCCAAGGTCTTGATGGACTACATCTCTCGGATGCACGACATCAAGATGGACCTGGGGCTCACCGGATCTCGCGACTTGGGCACGCTGACGGTGTCGGCGGAGAGGCTTGCGGAGATCAAGGATCGGTATGGCGAGGGCGCCGCTCGGGCCTTTGGCGATCCGGTTTCCAGAGCCAAGGTTTTGGGTCTGTTGAGGCGCGTGATGAAGATCTCGGAGCGCGGAGATGTCCTGGAGTCAGACCTGGAAGAGGCGAACCTGGGTTCGCGTGACGATTCCGAACAATACCCGGAAGCTATAGAGGCCGAATTTTCTGAGGCGACCACCCCGAAACCCGCATTAGGACCAACCGAAGAAGATTCGGAAGAGCGATGATCGTCACCGCCTCCAACGGTCGTCGTCGGAGCGTCAGGACGGGCGGAGAGGACATCCGCGCCTTCAAGGAGGGGTACGCGCTGTGTACGCCCGAGGAGCGGTCTCTGATCCAGGCGCTACTGAACGAGGGTGATCCGAATTCGGCGGCGGTGTTGAGTGTGGAGCTGAACGAGTCCCTGTACCGTCGCCCGTTGGTGTCCATGCAGCAGTTCATTGAAGATCCTTACTACCTGGGTGACTCCATGGGGACGATGTACCCGGAGCTGAAAAAGGACGTTATCGCCCTATTTGAAGCTCCATACAGGGAAGTCGTTCTCACCGGAAGTATCGGATCGGGCAAAACTTTCCTGGCGAGTGCGGCCATTTGCCGCATTTTGTACGAGCTGTCGTGCATGAAGAATCCCCAGTTGACGTTTGGGATGTCGCCCGGCACCGAGATGGTGATCATGCTGATCTCCAAGAACCTCGTGTTGGCGCGGGAGGTGATGAAGACGAGCATCGATGACAAGATCAAGCTGAGCCCGTACTTCATGCAGCACTTCACGCCTAAATTCTCGACAGACTACACCTTGTTTCCCAATAGCATCCGCATGAACATTGGGTCATATGGTGCTGAGCGCGCCCTTGGAGCGAATATTTTTTCTGCCTTCCTAGACGAAACGAACTTCCCACCGAAGCGGAGTGCGCAGCAGATCAATCAGACGTTTGGCAAACAGCTCACGGCGGCTAATTTCGACATCGTGGAGAAGGTGTACCGATCCATGGTGCGGCGCATCAAGTCGCGCTTCCAGACGGCGGGCGGCGACTTCCCGGGCATGGTCATCATGGTGTCGTCGGCGGCGACGTTGGACAGCTTCACCGAGCGCAAGTTGCGGGAGGCGAAGCTGGACCCCACTGTGTTCGTGCGGGATCATACGGCGTGGACATCGAAGCCAATGGACCACTTCTGTGGTAAGTGGTTCTATGTGCTGTGCTCGAAGTCCAGCCTGCGCTCGCGCATCCTCGAAGACGGGGAGTACGACGAGATCTCGCCCGAGTACCTTGAGGAAAACAACGCTTGGCTGATCGAGGTGCCGGTCGAGTACAAGGAGGACTTCGAGAGCAACCTGGAGGACTCTTTGCGCGACATCGCGGGCGTTTCGACGCAGGCGATCTCGGCGTTCTTCCAGCGGGTGGACGCCATTGATGCGTGCATCGCCAAGGATCGCAAGCACCCATTCTCCAGCGAGGTCTGGATCTCGGGGTCGCCTGCGACCTTTGACTGGGACTACCTGTGCCGCAAGATCGAGCGGCGACTACCAGGAGGGTTCGTGGAGACGGCGTGGGCGCCCAAGGAGGAGCCGAGCAGCCCACGCTGGATTCACATCGATACGTCCATCTCGGGAGACAGCACCGGGTTTGTTATGGGGCGCATCTCGCGGTGGGTCGAGGTGGTACGACGGGATGGCGAGGGGCACGCCTACACGGACACCGCACCATATTATGTCATTGAAGCAATGCTGTGCATCCGCCCGCCATCGGGCGACCAGATATACATGCCGGACCTGCGGCGGCTCGTGTACGAGTTGCAGGCGCATGGCTTCCCCATCCACGGGTTTTCCAGTGACTCCTTCCAGTACGTCGAGATGCACCAGCAGATCCGGCGGCACGGCATCCATACCGAGCTGATCTCCATGGATCGCACCATTGACCCGTTTGAGGAGTTGAAGTCGGCCATCTACGAGAAGCGCATCGAGTTCTACGAGTACACGCCGCTGCTCCAAGAGTTACGATCCCTTGAATATGATCGCGTGAAGGGTAAAATTGACCATCCTAGACATAGCTCGAATGACGTCTCTGATGCGTTGGCGGGCGTGGTCTGGGGGCTGCGGCAACAGGCCGCTCGCTTGCCGTGGGCTGCCGATGCTGATACACCAAGGGTAGCGGTCGGTCATGATCATGGCTGGGTGAGCGACATGATCCCAGCCGAGGACGTGGATTTGGACGAGGTACGCGCGGCACGCTCGGCTCAGTCTGCCCACGTTCTGATGCCCTTCTTCATAGGAGATGACTGAACATGGGCTGGATGGACACCGTCAAGAAGTTCTTCAGCCGCGACACCACGGGCAAGGTCACTGAGCTGGCCCGGGGGTCTTCGGGCGAATCGTCCATGCCGAATATGGTGCCGAGCGTGCCAGACTCTGGTATGGGCGGGGCCTACCAACAGCTTGCGACGATGCTCTCGGTCGATGCGGACCTCATGCTCCGCTATGCCGACTACGAGAACATGGACGACTACCCGGAGATCAGCGCGGCGCTGGACATCTACGCCGACGACGCGACGATCACGGACGCCGTGCATGGGCGGGTGATCTGGGGCACCTCGAAGGACAAGATTGTCCGGGACATCGTCAACGACCTGCTGCATCGCCGCATCCGCATCGAAGAGGACATCTGGGCGGCCGTTCGCACGTTTGGAAAGTACGGCAACCTGTACGCCGAGATCGTGATGAACGAGACCGGCGTGCTGGGCCTCAACTGGCTGCCCCCGCCGACCATGCGGCGCATCATCGACGTGCGCGGCAGCCTCGTCGGGTTCGTCCAAGATCCGTCCGGCATGTTCTCCTTCAACATCGCGACGCGGGAGGATCTGGAGAAGCTGCGCGAGAAGCGCGACGGCAGCACGGCGACCTTCTTCTACCCCTGGGAGGTGGCGCACTGGCGCCTGCGGGGCAAGCAGATGCGGGCGCTGTACGGCTACTCCCTGCTCGACTCCGCTCGGTGGATCTGGAAGCGCCTCCTGATGCTGGAGGACAACAGCCTGGTCTGTAAGCTGACCAAGGCGCCAGCCCGCTTTGCCTTCTACGTGGACACCGGCGAGATGCCGCCCCGCGAGGCCAAGGCCATGGTGGAGGAGGTCCGCCGCCGCTACAAGAAGCGCCGGATCGTGGACCCCGCCACGGGCAAGCTGGACTTCCGCTTTAACCCGTTGGAGCAGAGCGAGGATTTCTTCATCCCGACGCGGGCGGGCAAGGAAGCCTCGCGGGTGGAGGTCGTCGCTGGCCCCGATTACGACGACACCAATGTGCTCGGCTACTTCCTGAAGAAGCTGTACGCGGCCATTCGCATCCCGCCGCAGTATCTGGGCGGCACCGAGGTGACGAACCGGGCCGCGCTGACCCAGGAGGACGTGCAGTTCGCCCGGCTGGAGATGCGCCTCCAGAGCGAGTTCACGAACGGTCTATTGCAAGTGGTGCGCGTGCATCTGGCCGCGCTGAACATCGATCCCGATTCGGTGAAGTGGGATCTGCGGATGCCCGCGCCGAGCAGCATCTTCGAGATGCAGCAGATCGAGGTGTGGAACGCGCGGGTGGCGTTGGCGGTGGGCCTGCGCGACTTCTTCACGCTCCCGTGGATCATCGCCAACATCTTCCACATGTCGGATGAGGACGCGCTGTTTGCGACCGAGGCGAAGCGCAACGAGGACGAGTCCACGGCGATGGCGCAGGCGCAGGTACAGGCGGACATCATGCAGCGGTTCCCGGAGCTGAGCCCCATGGCGGGGATGCTCGGTGGGGCCGAGGGGGAGCAGCCCCCGCCGGGGGCGACCGAGGATGTGCGACGTGAGATCCGCCGGGTGATGGCCGAGACATCCGGGGGGCAGAACGAGGTGTTGCGGCGACTCGCCCGGATCGAGCCCGCCATTTCCCGGGTCGAGCGGCGTGTGCGCAGTGCTCGCACCGGGTCATGATAACGAGGTGACCATGTACGCGAAGTCCCAGGACATGAAGAAGTGGTTGGACGGGAGCATCGAGGAGCGCATCGGTCAGGTGGCGGAGGCCGTCTCGCGTGCCGTGGGTGCCGAGGTGGAGATGATCGCGACCAAGGACGACTGCGCCCTGTTCCGTGACCCAAGTGGGCGTTTGTCCGAGGCCGTATTCGCCATCCATGACGGCGTGATCGAAAACGTCGAAATCCGAGTTGACCCCATGCCAGTGTACGAGGAGGAGCAGCTTCCTCGACTGGTGGCGGACGAGCTAAGGGAGATCGCGCACGGCATGCTCCAGGGGGAGCCGATGACGCGAACCCGGGTTCGCGTGCTCGCCGGACTCTTGAAGAAGGACGAGGACTATTGGCTGGGCGACGTGATCGCGCACATGGACCGCGCCTTGCTGGCAGAGGACACCGACCATTGGCACGTGGCCTACCAGGCGAACCAGGAGAAGATCCGCACGGCGATGTGGGGATCGATCCGGGAGTTGGAGGCGCGCATCCCCAAGACGGCATACGCCAAGATCCCGGCAGGTCGGCTATCGGAGTTCAACGAGGAACTGCACGAGTCCCTGGGGATCGTTTCTACCCGGCTGAGTGAGATTGTTGACGGAATCTCTGGCTTGGTGTTTGATGAAACAGATGGGTTTTATGGTGCCATCCGCCGGTCGCTAATTGCTGAAGCGCAGCTCCTCCGTGGGCTGCTCGCCAAGGCCGAACAGTTGATGAGAGCGGAAGATATAGACCGGGTGGCATTGGCTCATGATCGGCTGTGCGGGCGAGCGAGAACCATGGAAGTAGTGGCCGCATACCTAGCGGGGCGGTCCAAGAAAGGCGCAGAGGAGACGAGATGAAGATCAAGCTGAGTGCGAATACCCTGCAAGAGGATCTGAATGCCCTGGGGATCGGCGGCCTGAACGAGGACGTCATGGCGTCGGTGGCGCTGGGCGTGCCGCTGGCCGAGAAGTCGGCGTGTGCCATGGACGACGAGGAGGACGAGGAAGAGGGCGACGAGGAGGACGGTGAGGATTACGAGGAGTCCCGGCACGATCCGATGGACGGCCCGTTCGTCACGCACGTCCTGTTCGACCGCATCATGGCGCTCCCCTTCGAGAACCTGGCAGAGGATGACGTGCGGCGCGTGATCGAGGGCCTCAAGACGAAGCGCATCCCGCGCAACGTCCGGGGCATCCAGGAGCGCGCCGAGGAAGTGGCCCAGCACCTGGTGCAAGAGGTCATGGGCAAGCGGACCCGCAAGTTCAAGGCGGGCGGCATGGCCAAGAAGCTCTCCATCGTGTGCCCACAAGGCTATCGCAAGAATCCCAACGGCAAGGGCTGTGTGCGGGCGGCGGTGGCAGCGGGCGGCGCGGGCAAGCTGGCCAAGAGCAAGCGCAAGGCGTCCCTCTGGGCACGCACCGGCAAGGGCGCCAAGTCCGCGAAGAAGTCGGAGCGCATGGCGGGCCGACGTGGCGAGGAGTTCGCGGTCGAGCTGGAGCATCTGCTCGGAGAACAGGTGGATCGCACCATGAGCGTACGCGATGAGATCATGGGCCGCATCGGCAACATCATCGAGATGATCAACCTGGAATTCGACGACGAGGCAGTGTCTGACGTGTTCGAGTCCGCCGTGGAATCCCTGGCCGCCTCCTACGAGGCCGGTCGCCTGGACGAGGACGTCATGGACGCGGACGCTTTCCTGACCGAGATCCGGCCGGTGATGGCGCTCATCTCGAAGTCGCTCGACAGGTTGGATACGGTCGGATCGGGAAACTGACCGACGGCCACCTCGGAGAGGGTGGCCAGCGACGCCGGACGGGAACGACGTCCGGGAGGCATGAGCTGATGGGATTCGAGTCCACGAAGAAGGCCGCGCGG